GTATTAGTATTTGTTACAGTTTGAGTAGCAGTAGAATTAACAGTGCTATTGCTAGTATTAATATTAGTATTTGAATTGGTGTTGGTATTAGTGTTAGTAGAGACATTCGTATTATTATTCGTGTTCGTATTATTATTTGTATTGGTATTTGTCGTAGTAGTTGTATTAGTAGTTTCTAAACTATTGCCCTCACAATACTGTGTACCCATAGTACAGTCACCTGTCTGTGCTGCCTGAACGGTTATTGACATACCTCCTATAACTCCGAGTAGCATCCAGCCACTTAAGGAGAGAAGTTTTTTCATTTAAAAATATTATACAATATCTAATTACCAGATTCCCACTCTTTTAATGCTTTCCAGTATTTTTTTAAACCTTTAGCTACGTAACGCCAAAATTTTTTCATACCATCAGGATTAGAGTTTTCTGCTATTAAAATTAAAATACAAAGACTAAGTGTCGTCAGTAATATAAAATTCATTTCCCATAAATTCATACAAGGTTCTAAAGTCCTCTAAAGTTAAAAAAGGTACATTCTTCCTAATATGCAATTTACGATATTCATCATAAACTAATTGTAATTGTTGTTCTCTATATAATATCACTCTGGTCTTATAGGCCACACTATATTGTTTACAGAATCTTCTTTAGTATAGCTTTTAGTTAAATCTCTTAGAGCTTGTCTATAGGTAGCCCACTCTGCTTTTTTTTCATCAGACAAAGGGCTATCTGTAGCTTGAGTCCAATCAGAAATTGTTAATAAATGTTGTCTAGACTCTCGTATAAAAGTAAGAGCATCGGGCAAGGGGTCTTTATCAGTATAACTAGCCATAATTACAAACCTAACCCAAAAACCATTATATTTCCAGAGAGAGAAATCCTTCCCAATGTGGAATGTAAATTTACATTTTTTAAACCCCCATACAATTTTGCAACAAAGGTTGTGTTTGCAGCTAAAGTTACGTTTAAAGCAATGCTAAATAGATCACCTGCCTGCGCAAAATTAACATATTGAAATCTACTATCAACTAAAGTGCCATTTGACTGCTGCACAGCAATTACAATGAATTTTTCTTCATCCCCGTCAAAATCTCCTGACTCCCCATGAAAACCAACAAAATTATAATTTTGTGTACGACTTGTAGTGGTAAATGATTTACTTGCTATTTCAGGTAAAGTAGCACCGCCATATTGATAATAAGGAGAGGATGCCCCATAAGTTGTTAAAAGACTAGGTTGATTATGCCCCCAAAATATAACAGGTGCAGTTGGGTTTCCTGTAGTCGATTGTGTAGTAGTGCTAACTGATCCTGTGCCAGCCACAATATTCCCTGCAGAACCTACAATACCTTTAGAAGCTACATCTAAAGTACTAGCTATAATTTTAGCAGCACTTAGGTTGTTTATTTTTGCATCAGTTATAGCAGCGCTTGCTATTTTTGCGTTGGTTACTGAAGCATCTGCAAGAATAGCAGAAGCTGCAGTTATTGCTCCAGCTTGTATTTTTGCTGTAGTAACAGCATCAGCAGCTATTTTATCTGCAGTAATAGCAGAAGCAGTTATTTTATCCGCTGAAACAGAACCAGCAGCAATTTCAGTAGCCGTAATAGAACCAGCTTCTAACGCTGTATCAACATTTGAACTAGTAATTTTAGAAGTAGTAACATTAATAGCACCAGCAAACTGTCCAACTATATTAGAAGTAGATACGTGCCTTACCCAATAATAAAAATTAGAATTAAAATCTACTGTATCTGACCAAACTTGTGCCCTAGTTGTATCAATACGGGTAGCACTACCTAAGTTATTACTGGTGTGACGCCAGACTTCAGTAAAAGCGAAGTTACCAAACTGTGCTAGATCCCAAGATAATATAATTTTTTGGAATGTCCCTGTGCCTGAAAAGCTAGTAACGTCCGGTGGTACTGCTAAATCAACTAAACCATCAATAGGTATAAAAGTATTAGGTGGCGTGCCAGCATCTAGGTTAAACGGTTCTTCTAAAAAGTTCTCTGCTAGTCCAGAATCAATAAGTTCTCGTACTGTAACTGCTCTATCTTTTGGATCACCTACTGTACCTAGTCTTACTTTTAAGGCTTCATCAACAGCATTTAAATAAGTTTTTAACTGTGGGTCAACATTAGACGGAATAGGTGGTATAGCGGGTAATTTAGTTTCTTTAGTAGCCATTAGATACCTCTTAATTCGTCAATAGATTCCCCAATACAAATTTCATTAATAGTATGAGCGCCTGATACTTCGACTGCATAAGTTTTATGTACACCAGTAGGTAGTCGTAAAATTGGTTCAGTAATTGTAGTAGCACTGAAAGAAGTAGGTGCAGAACCTGTGGCACTAAACACCGATCCTGAAGCAGTAATTGTAGCGTCAAAAATTTCTGCACCATCACCAAAAACTTTTACCGTTATGCCTGACCCAGAGTATGCGTCAGCTTCTACTTTTACAAAGTTCATACTAGTAGGTTTAGGTAAAACAAATTCTTTAGTTTTAAAAGCTTGAGTGTTATTAGTTGTACTGCCCTGGAAGAGTTCAACTTGTGCGTTACCACCACCAGAGTCATAATCAATAAGGTACAGTTCATTATCGTCTGGGTCAGTAAAACCACCTTGAGCATGGCCAGTAGCTATAGAGCTAAGGTTAGTCAAAGCATTTTTACCACCACGCGGGTCAAATAAAAAGGCACCATAGTTAGAACCATCATAATATTGACCTACATACCTACCCTGCCAAAGAAAACCTTTAATAGTAGCGGGATAATACTGAGCTTGCCATTGTTTTGGAGTAATTAAACCTTCGGTAAGTATAACTATCTCACTACCAGAAACCCCTATTAGACCATCGGGTGAAGCATAAATAGCTAAACTGCCCATATCAACTAAAGACTGTTTATTTAAACAAGCTTGAGCTGCTTCCAAACGTACTACACTCATTGACTGTGGGTCTGTACCTGCAGCCATGTAAGGTGTACCTTTTGTAGCTATAAATAACATCTGTCCTGCCATAGCAATACCAACAATCTCTTCTTCAAGAGTTATACGAAAAGCTACCGGCCAAGCGTGAGGTAAAAATGGTTCAGAAAAACATAATCTTTTCCCACTAAACCCAGCAAAAATACCGTTCGCCATAGCTGTTAGACCTAACATCTGGCCATTTGGGTATGTGCTACTATCATCATCTGGTGGCGCAATATGAAAAGTACTGGGGATAAGTTCTGCTAATTGATCATTATTTAAATTATCTGTAGTGCTAGCCGTAGCTAAAGATACTTCTTTAACAAATTGAAAGTTAGTTGTGTTTGACCCTGTATTAGATCTATAGATACGTTTATTAGCTAGGTTAGTGTTACTTTTACTAGTAGAAGTATCCATACCAGATATAGTTATTGTCTGTCCATCTACTTTACTTAGTACTGTAGAAGCCGGTGAAGGCGGGCCTTCTTCTCCAAAAGCAGAAACAAAAGTATAAACATAAGAAGTACTGTATTGAGTTTGCGTACCATCATCACTACCAGCAGTTATACTTGTACTTGCAGCATTTGCTGGTGCTGGTATACCCAACCTAAAAAAACTTCTTGGGTACGCACCCGAACCAGAAGCCAGGAGCTGTGTAGAACTAGCCATCTGTGGGAAACCTGCCCCGGTCCAATACAAACGATCAAAAGCATCATCTGCAATAGGTCCTGGTTGCACATCAACAGCGTTAGTAAACTCTAAATTGTAAACAGCACCACCAAAATCATAACGATACAGACCAGCTCTAGCTTGTTGGTTTAAGGTAGCAATAGTACTATTTGCCGTAGTTGGAGTTAGTACGCCACGATCTAAATCAGTGTTAGTAGCTGTTTGTCCTAGCTCATTAGCTAGAAGCCTAGGTGCTATTTGTGGAGCAATTCCATTAAAAGTAATTAGTTTGAAGTACGCCATACATTATTTATTTCTATGTACCCCTTTCATTTTTTCATATGACCTCAAGCCACCAAGCCCGAGCATGCCCATGAGA